TTCACGTGTTCAAACAGGTGAATCGCTTCGCCTTCAGCAACCGGCTTGGGAGCCGCTTCCTGACCGCTCAACTGACCGACCATCAGTCCCAGACCCATCAGGGCCGCAAGAGCAAACGCCTTCATGTGTACCTCTCTCTTTTGACATAAAAGCCAACTAAATCAAATCGGGGTGGACACCCCCCCGTCTTGTACTTCTTGATGCCATCCAGGTTAAACTGTACTATAGTCGTTGCCTTTGTTACTGTTATATTTAGATGGCCGCCAAACCTTGTAGAACAATTGAATTCCTGATAAGCTTCTTCAGCGATTATCTCATGGATATTCATGTTAGCCTTTCGTGTTCTAATGTCACATGATCATCAGGCAAAATTGCGATCATCACCATTCGTCCAGTTCCGCTAGTTGTTCTGGACTAGCTTTGGTGATATTAATATATCTATTTGTGTTTTTATCTAAGACCATTCCCGGTCGTGGTGTGGTGCGTTCGAAGCACTTGCGATAGTATCTTACCAACTTAGTTGGAATTTTGCAGGACTTTCTGTATAATTTCAGCCACGCTTCAGACACCCCGGCCCGCAACAGTTAACCATTCTAGGAGCATCGGCGAAGGAATTAAACCTGAATCTGGCCTGTGCCTCACCTTCCCTTGTCTCATACAGGCTTACTTAATTTCATGATCTCTGTCATGCAACCACCGAAGCTGCTCAGTAGTCAGAGTCGCTAACCATTGCCTATCATGTTTGCCGCGATGTATGCCATCATTCGTAAGATGCGTCAGCAACACAGAGCGACTCGGAGTGCTGCTACCATTTATCAACCAGCGACCTGCCGAAAAACTGCCAACCGTCCGCGATTGCGCCTGATTTTCCGCAACCCGTGATGATCGCCACGAATCAACGAATTTTTTAAGTCCGTTCCAGCCTGTTTGTTGTCGCGTGTTTTTCACGTCCGCTTGCGATGGTGTTATTCCACTAATGTGCCACCAGAACGCAGGCCGCGACTTCAACCATACCGGAGCGTCGTCTTTCCACACAATCTGAAACGGCAATCCATCTGCACTCGCAAGTTCGCGTTTCGCGTTTTCACAGGGCTGACAGCCTGGCGAAGAATAACACCACACTTCCGGCAGGTCGACTTCCGCTGCAGCCGCCTCCATATCTCCATCGTCAAGCCATTTAAGCTTAAACGCACCTACACCGGTCTTTGCCACGCCATTACCATCGGCTTTGAGCAATACTTCGTAAAGCGACACTCCCCCAATCATGCGACTGAGCAAGTTCGTTCGCACCGTGGGCCACGGCTTTTCAAACACAAACCGACCGCTGCCGTCGCCAATCTCATACTCGATCTTCGTGCCTGCTTTCGCGTCGAGGGTAGTGCCGTCACGCTCGACATGAATCGGATTTGAAAAGGTAACGCTATTAGCCGTGCCAAACCAACTAGCCACCTCGCCGAATTGCTCCGGCGAAACCGCGACGGCGACCGATGTACCGCCCGCCGTTTCTTCCACCGGCTCAACGATGACAACGTCTTCCGGTTCAATTTCTTGTGAGTCGCCCGGCGGTCGTGCAGCGCAACCAAGCGACAACATCGTCGCGACTGTGAGCGAAATTACGGTGTTTTTCATTTCGAAACCCTCCACGCATTGCCGTGTGGCTCAGCCTCGCAAGTCGATTCCAAAAGTATTACAATGTTAAATTCACACCGAGTGTCATTCTATATTTAAATTTGTCGCAAATCTGCGACGTTTGTCACCGGCCTATACCGCCAAACGCCCAGCATTATTCGCCCCTCCACCAATCGATCAGCATTTTGATCCACGCATACAACGTCGGGATCAGGCCGAGAATCAGCAGGATCGGCACACCCGCCGCTTGCTCAACCTGCTGTTGGTTGCGGTTTGCGTTGTTTCGGACATGCTTTAACCCCTTTTTTAACACCTGCTCCGCCTTTTTTGCGTCGCAACCGAAAGGCAAACGCTGAGCCGCGTATGCGTGCAACTCCGCGAACACGTACGAAGACGCCTTTGTTTTTTGGTCATCGTCATAACTTAAAAGATAACCATGTTCGTTTAGTTTAGCAGTACATTTCACCGCTGCTTCGTGGTCTAGCATGTGTCACCTGCTTTCGACTCCGACCATGATTTACGTTGTGGCTCTACCTCGTCAATGCGACTGAATCCGAGCGCAAAAAAATTCGCGTCCTTTTTCCATACCTCATCCCACAGGTCGCGAGTTATTATCGCTCGTCCGTGTTTGCCCCATTGTGTGCCATGACTGTTTTGCACCACTGGACAAAGTAGATCATCGAACGTGTCCCAGCCCACGATCAGCCGTGCATGATAACCACGAAACGATCCACTTGTACCGACCCGCTTCGATTCACAACCGGTACAACCATCTTGGCCGCTTGTCCATTTCGTGCCGATAACTATACACCGATGGTCTGTCAACCAGTTGATTGCCGTATCCCAATCACGGCAGTCGTAGCGAACTTCTCCATGATGCTTATGATTTGCTGCCTCGGTGTACGCTGCTTGAGGCAACCGTGTGCTGTATCGCTCTAAAAATGGACACGTTGATTCCAGACACGATCCAAATTTTGTGGCGGCAATCAATGTACTCGTAATAGACGTGCCGCCGTCGCGACCGAGGAAGTTACCGCATGACTGACTGGTAATATAACCAAATCGGCGACTAAATCGAATCACCTCGCCAGTTGCCACATAATTGGCGTGTGACGCTGCGGTCGCAATCGAATGACCCGCGCATGAATTTGTTCTTCCTTGAGACTCGACGATCAAAGGTGGCACCCAGCATGGTGTGACGTCTTCGCCTGCACCAAACGACACTGGCACCTTAGCTAAATCGTGAATCGTTTGTTCGTGCTGTTCGTCAATGATGAGGCCGAGTCCGTCACTCATTTTCCTGCCCTTTCCGCCGCCTTTGCCAACTCCTCAATCACCGCGTCAAACGCCGCTTGGTCGTCCTGCGGCAACTCGTCAAGTCGTTTTGCTAGAGCGTCAGCAACACGTTTCCAGCTTTCAGTGCTCGCTTCCGCACCGGCCTGCTCGATGGCTTGTATTCGTTTGCCGTCGTACTTCGTGCCTTTGAGTGCTCGCAATTTCGCCGCTCGAAGCACGTCACGTTTCTGGAACGACTCGAACGCAATTTGCTCCAGCGTGTTTGCTCTCGGAGACGGTTTCTTTGGTTCGGCAACATCAGCCACGCAGCCGGTGATCAGCAGCGCACACACTAACAATAGAAGGCGGCAATCAATGCCGCGTTTGATTTGTGGTTGGTTCACCTTAAAACTCCCAGTAATCTCGACGACCAACTAACGATTATCAGTGCTGCCTCAGTCCGCAAAAGAGCGAGACCAAACCAATCAGCTACCACGCAAGCACACCAACGACAACATCACCAATTATGTCTTCGGCTCCGCTGATTTTAGCAAAATTCGAGAAGACAAACTGTGAACCTGTTTCAGTCCCTCGGCGTCACCCTTGACACTGCGGTCAATCTCCAGCGTCAACAACGCTACACGAATCAATGAGTCGGTCACGTTCGCTTTTCCGTCGAGGATTGGCCTCAGCAGGTCGATAGAATTGGTAATCGTGCCACCGTCTTTGACGAGCGACGACAGCGACCCGCCATTGACGACGGACCAAATCATGCCACCGATCGAAGTCAGCAGGCCGACAATGCCAACACCGTTGCCTACTTGAGCCGCTGATTCACTGGTACCATAGGCCAGCGGCGACTGATATGCGGCTACCGTCAACGCGGTAAAACCAGCCATACCTACAGCAGAAATTAAAATTACGATTTGATTACGATTCATTTGTGCTCCTTTGTCACACGTAAAACTTTTGATGGTCTATAAGCTAAAAAAACCAAGACGACCTTCTAAGGTTAAACAAAACATCTAACACCTAGGTCCTAGTAGGGAATATCAAGATCGAAACCAATTACCTTCTGTCTCTACTGTAAAAAACGGACCCCAACTAATTTATCACTCCATTTCTATCAAGCTCCACCGTCTCAAGTCAGCAGTTAATATCACCTTAACACTGTGAACCGCTGAGGACAGTCGGCCTTCTCCATTATCAAACTCCGTGGTGTTCATACAAACGTCAATATTTTTGACGACCGGGGGCAGATTTGAATGCTTCGATAATAGTCCTTTTAGTTAGTTTTATCTGGACGCTTTGCCAAATGTGGTCTGAATTTCTGACCAGCACGACCTATAGTTGTTCTCCCCACACACGTGTCAACATTCCGATGACAGGACATAACCAAGAGATCGATTGAAAGTAAGTGGGACTAATGTGCTTTTACGCCCCACATTCAACTCACCGCGTTCGCGTTCCGATATTTTCGATGCCACCGGTTGGATCTCCTAATGAGGACGACATCAAAATACGACCGCTGTTTCGCTTTCAGCAAATGGAGTCATGCCGATTTCTCTTGTGGATGGAATTGCTGTGATAAATGTTGTAACCGGGTGTCTTCTGGGACATCGTATACCCGATTTGAAGATTCAACAATCGAGTATAATCTGATTTTCGGGCCACTAAACAGACCATCAAGTTCTGTCAATATTTCGTGCCCATCGAAATGTGAGTTCAATCCGAAAATCTCAATAACCCTAGCGGCTTGTTGAGTAGTAAATTTCCTTATCCCAATTTGTCTGAATTCAAACAAAATTCCTACGGCTATTGCGATATTGGTTTCACGTACTGACACGATTGCGGTTGGTGTCGGTTGCGTCGTGGCACTCGCAAAAAGCTTTCGCACTTCACGCCGCTTATCATTTGAAAATCCGCCGATCAGTGTGTGTAGATAATTCGACATTGTGATCCTCTTGGAATATGGTTATGGACTATGTAGCAAGTAATAAAACTTACACAGACAAGTTATTTTGGGTAGCCATATCCAAAGATGGTATTCAGTTACGTCAACGTGATGGACACAATTCTGAAGCCATCGACAGGCGTAATCTATAAACCATGCTTTTGGTTGACGATAAAAACAACCCAATCTTCACGCAACATTTCAAACTTGGCCATTAACTTATTTATCGTTGTAGGACGGCCTTGCGACCAATTTGGTGAATTAACTGGGCTTGAAGAGGATCTGACTCGATCATCATAATGCAGCCCGACTCAGCGAAATTAGCCAAGATTCATCAGAAAGACGATTCCCAAATCGCCGCGTCAAACATGTCACCCCCAACCACTGACGCGGTTTCGCCGTTTGCCAACGCCCTTCCCACAGCTCGCCTACCTTGGCTAGCATAACCACGCATACTGAATCTACCGCTGCTCATGCTCACGCCTTGCTCAATGTCGTTGTGCTGCGATTGCCGCTCGAATCCAGCCCGCTGTAATCAACCGTGAACGTACTTCCCCCGATCGTCAGGGTGTAAGTTTCCTCCGCCGTCTGTGCATCACTGCAGGCCCCCACCAGTGCCGTCAGAGCAAACGTCACACGGTCAATGATGATCGTCTGATTCGCCGTCGTCGCCAGCCCAGCTTGAATCGCCGTGATAGTTGCCGCCGCCAGTGCGTCCGCCGGTATACTGTCCGGCTCGGCATCATGCAGCACCGCCGCCGCATGATTGCTGCCAGTGATCTGCAGGCTGCTGTTGCTGTCCGTTGACCTGACCACCCTTGCCCCGAAACTGCCCGCAGTCGTGTAAGTCGTTAGCAGTGAGTTCCAGACCGCTGCCGCTGTCCCTGCCGTGTTCAGTGGTGCCGTGTAGCTCGCTGCCAGCAGTGCATCGTCAGTACCTCTCATATCACTGTTTGCCGTCGTTGTATCGACCAGCACAACACGCGAAACGTGACCACTAGCATTGATGCCAAGGGCTGCAAAGTTGCTCGGGAACGTCACTCCGGAAATGCTGCCAACCGACCCGACGACGTTGCCGCCGACATTGCCTGTCACGCTTGCTACAGCACCGCCAGCAAAACTGCTGACCGTTGCGGGAAATGTCGCCGCAAGAAAACCAGTCGGCTGCACATAGGTGGGCATCGGCATTCCTGTTACAGTCACGCCGTTCCATTGATCCGTATTTGCCGTGACTCTGTTTGTCACGCTGCCTACAGCCCCCGTCACGCTTCCTACGGCCCCCGTCACGCTGCCCACGGAGCCGCTCACGTTGCCTGTGATGTTTGCCGTCTGATTACCGAGTCCGGTTACTGCAATCAGTGCGTAGCCGGTTTTGTCGTTGTTTGTGCTTACTGTGACGCCTGCAGTCACCGACGCTACAGCACCACCGGCAAATGTTGATCGCGTTGAGACTGCTACGTCGATGCGACCTAATTCGGTTGCCAATTCCGTTCTGACTGCCGTTGCATTCGTTGCCGCTGTCGGTGGTGTTGTATAGCCCGAGGTTGCGAGCCTGCTGCTCACTGTTGCATCAAGATAGTCAGCGTTTGGGGTTTCATATGCGATGTAAGTGCCATCGGCATTCGCTAATCTGACCCACCACTGAGCGAGCAGCGTTCCGGCTGGGTTTGTAGCGACTAATCGATACACGCCTGCGAGTGTGCTCGTCACCGTTGCGACGTACACGCCCGTGGCATTTGTTCTGGCTGTGACGCTGCCTGCTGTTGCCTCAATCGTATCAGACCCCGCAGCGAATAGTTTTGCTGTGATTGTCTGGCCGGATGGGGCTGCAAATTCGATTGTCTGCGTTGCCATTGATTACGTCGCCTCTGTTGATGCCGATTGCCATAATGGCAGTAGTTCACCGATCACGATTCTGTCGTCTTGACCCATTTCATACGACCAAGCTGCTTTTTGATATTCGACGGGCAAAACTGTGCCGTAGGTTGATACAAATTGCCGACCCATACCGAGCAACAGTAACACTGTAGTCGGTGGCATTGCATCGATGATGTCTTGCATTTGCTGGCGAGTATGAATGCTGCCGCCACCGAGTTGATTCACGCCCCAAGTGTGCTGATACGCGGCAATGAATTCGTTAATAACATTTTCCTCAGCCTGATTGGCTCGGATAATGATGTTTTCGGCATACTCTGCCGCTCTGTTTTTTGGTATTGCTGGTACTGGTAATGGCATTATGCAAGAACTCCAATGTTGCGCAGGGCTTTGACCACTTGCGCGATTGTGTAGCCGTCGAAAGTGTCAGCATCGCTGAGCGCGTTGCCAGCAAATAGCTCATGGCTGGCCGAGTCCACCGCTGTCGTCGGTTGCTCAATCGGTGTCGCACCATACATACCGACCAATGCTGACGCAGACCCGCCGATGCGTAGACCTCGCAGCGTGCCGCCTGCAGAGCCTTTGTCAGTCTCAATGGTGCAGATGTTGGATGCCCACGCAATGTTCAGCCGCTCATGGCTGGTAGCACTGGTGTAGGTATTATAGACACGCAAGGTATGTGCTGTTGTAGACGCTCGCAGACCGACCAGCCCTGCACCGCCATCACGCACCAGCCCAGTGTCATGTGTTGATGTTCCGGTCACCGCAGCTGATGCCCAACCAATTGTAGCACCAGACCACGCGACAGCATGGAACGCACTGTTCAGTGTCCAACTGCCGCTCCCAAATACAGGACGACCCGCCGAATCAATGACACCGACAGACACACCGGCACTTGTGCGCCAAATTTGCTGATTGACCGATTGCCCGCTTGCCGGTGTGATGTCGATTTGCGTGAGATTGCTCGAACCAACAACATGCACCTCGCTCAGTGTTTTTCGGCCTGCAAGAGTCTGCGTGCCTGTAGTAATGACTCCTCTTGCGGATGCCGATGCGTCGGGAATGTTCAGGGTGTGAACTCCAGACGCCGACGAAAACGCAACATTGGTACCCGTCGTGCCGACCGCAAATGTTTGCGTCGCGGTCGTCAGCGAATTCAAGCTTGTAATACCGCCGCCGCCACCACTTGGCACTGCCCACGTCTGATCACCACGCAAAAACGTCGTCGCGTCAGCCGTGCCACTAGCGAGTCTCGGCGTAGCAATCGTGCCGCTGGTAATGTCTGATGCTGCGTGCGTGTGACTTGTGGCTGCTGCTCCGATGTCGGCTGCGGTCAGTGCATCGCTGCCGCCTGTTTCGTGATTTGTTTTGTGTGCTGTCGGCGTGCGTGAATCCGATAGCCTGCTGTCGTTGCCCTGACAGAATGTGCCGGACGTTGTGCCGAATGCCCCCGCCGTTAAAACACCAGACGCCCCGGTAATGATTGGCAGGCTTGCTGTTGCGCCAATTGCTCCTGCATTTGTGATGTTGCCGTGCGTGTGGCTCGACGGCGTGAACGTCGCAGGAACCCCGCTCAAATCCCCGTAAGCTCCGCTAAACGACGATGTGCCTGCACCAATTGCTGTTCGAGTCGCCGGCCCGTCTGCTAGCGTCAGTAGTGATCGGCCAAATGCGGTAGTCGTCAGGGCTGCGATTGCCGTCAGATCGCTGTCAAGCGGTTGATATGCCGCTAGCAATGTATCCACCTGTGCCGACGTGTAGACACTCAGCAGCGTCCGCACCTGCGTTGCCGTCAGTGCGATAGCTGCTGCAGCACTGCCCGTATTGTTCCCAAGCAGCGTGTTTGCCGACACGTCGAGGACCGCGCTAAAGGGAAATGCTGTGATTGCCATATTTAATATCCCGACTGCACGATTTGTGCACGCTGTTGATGATCAGTCCACATGCCCAAGCAATCACTGCGTAGAATTCTGTCATCGCGTTAATTATGATCGCAATGGAGAGAGCAAACATGCCATCCACGATTGGCCAGTGAATCCCAGGCATCTCAAAATGCACCACGTGGCTCTTTAGACATTGTGCTGCCAATTGACCCGCCCCCGGCACTTAACTTTGCCTGTGCTGCCGCGCTGCGTTTGATCTTAGGCATCGCAACCACAGAACGCTTGCATACACCCAAAACTTTCGTTTCTGGCTTCACCGTCACATTGAGCTTGCTAATCGCTTCTTCGACATCCTCTTGAACTGTAACCGGGCTAGTATCAATTACTAGCAATCGACCATTGACATTGGTATCGCTGGGCATTCCCTGAAGACTGATCTTAAGAACCCCATTTTCATAAAGTACAATATCGCGGCTTTGGAACGATACCGCAGACTGTCCGGCCTCGACTAATACTTTTCGATCCGGAACGACCAAACGATTGTCAATTCGCAGCTTCGCCGCATATTCCCCGCCAGACGTGGATATGTTGTCAACATTGACCATGACAATCAATGCAACATTTTGCCCCGTCACAGTGAACTGAGCTAGTTCCTGTTCGGTCACAATGTTGAGATTAGCAAATGTGTCGTCGTATAAAGTTCGCATACGATATATTTGTCAAGCCGCTCGTGCAGCGATCATCATATGCCAAGAATCAAAATCGGGTTCTTCAAATATATTCGGACATTGCCCAATCTTCAGAACATGGAAACCACTTAACTTCAACATGTGAGTAATCTCCATTGGGAAGAAGAATCGCATATAATGGTCTTCCACAAATTCATTGCCATGATTGTCCCAAATCTGGTATCGAACATGGCACACATTCTCATTCTGATGTAATGTGCCTTTTGATAGCCGCAAAAATTTTACGCCATCACCCTCAATTCGTTTAATGCGTTCTCCGACTCCGGTCTGCAAGACAGTCGGGCCATACCAAACGTCGAACAGATACAATCCACCGGGTCTTACATGCTTCCGAGCACATCGGAACGCATTCATTATTCCTTCGTTGCTGTTTTGATACCCCAAGACCGCCGCCATCGTCAACATTACATCGAAGGTCTCGTGTAAATCAAAGTCTGCGATATCTCCTTCTACGAACCGCATGCCCGGAATTTTCTTCTTAGCGTTATCAAGCATTCCTGCGGATCTATCCAATCCGACCACCGAATATCTGCTGTTGTTCGACAGAAATACACTATGATTACCAGTACCACAACCAGCATCTAAAATTTCAACAGCGGCTGGGTCTGCCAAATATTTAGAAATAAGTGCATCTATAGTTTCTACTTCCTGTTCATACGGTTTATCCGTGTAAAGCAAGTCATACAAATCAGCATAGTTGCGACCGAAAATCATGCGAGTTCCCTCAACGCTGAGCACACGGAAACAAGTTCAGAAATCGTTAATCCAACACCGGATGGGATATAAAAGCCTTGCTTCGACAATTTATCGCAGACTGGAAACTCACCACCAACGCCTATCGGTTGACGATGTAATCCGGTGAAAAATGGGCGAGATTCAACCCCGCGATCTCGTAATTGCTTGATGAAGTACGACGCCGGACGCTGTGGATCACAGCTAATCAGCCCAAACATCCAATAGACATTGATCGCGTCTGGCGACTCTGGGGGCAATTGGTATACCCCAAGATCCTTAAGTTGTTGGCGGTAAAATGTGCCGACGAATTGTTTCTGTCGCAATATGTCAGAAATACGAGATACTTGCCCAAGCCCTATCGCGGCTTGAATATTCGTCATTCTGAAATTATTACCAATTCCTACATGCGTAAATCGATTCTCACCTTCGCCAAAACACAGATTTCGAATTGACCGCATGCGATCAGCCAATGTCTTGTCATTGGTGATCACCATACCACCTTCGCCAGTGGTTATTATTTTATTGCCATAAAAACTAAAACATCCGACATGCCCTATGCTCCCGCAACGTTTCCACGTTTTTTCTTGCCGCACCAAGCATTCCGCACCATGGGCTTCGGCGGCATCTTCGATGATTTTTAGATTGTGCTTTGCGGCCAACGTGAGAATACTGTCCATATCGACAGGGTAGCCATAAATATGCACAACCATAATAGCTGATGTGTTGGGCGTAATCGCGGCTTCGATGGCGTCGGTGTCTATGCACCACGTATATGGATGAGCATCTACGAGAACCGGTTTCAGTCCATTTCTAATTGCGGCAAGTGCACACGAAATGATGGTGAGGCTCGGAATGATTATTTCACTGCCTTTGGGCAATTGAAGGGCGGCTATAGCAAGTTCTAAAGCATGGGTACCATTGGTTACGGCAATACCATGTTCACACCCACAATAATTGGCCCATGATTTTTCAAATTCTGGAACGAAGCGGCCCACCGATGATATCCAGCCGCTTTCCATGCATTGAGCGACATATTCTTTCTCAGGATGCCCAATCACTGGTGTATTAACTGGAATCATTAAAATCGAACCTTCTCTTGAAGCCCGGTATATGGTCCTTGTTTGACCTCGAACAGGACCAAATCATCAGTTACGCGGAATCCATGGCCGCCATTTACTATGATAAGTACATTTCCAGCATGCAACTGACGGCTGAATACAAATTCTTGATCTTGATAAAAATCAACGAAGCACGAACCTTTGAGAACTAACAGTACCTCGGTAGTCGTGTGTAAGTGGCGTTCTACTGGGTTGTGATAGTGTTTTTGTATCTCCGAACCCTTCGGATAGACGATATATCCAGATTGTTGCTGACATTCATTTGGTGTGATAAATGTGGTCTGGTCCGGCACGTTTCCAGTATAGATGTATCCAAAAAAGACTCCGTCGTGCATTAGATTCTCGACCATGATTATCTCTCATGTCTCTCGTGGTTTGTCGGAACAATTGTACCATGTCGTGGGTGGGTTGCTTCCACCAACGGATCAACGAAAATCTTGAATCCAAGTCCTCTTATTGAGCGGCACAGGTCTACGATTTCTTCATTACCAAATCGTGCTCCGGCCTTAATCACATTCGCGTTGATCAACGGCAGTCCGACACTATCGACTTCAAATAATTCATTATTGCGATACGTCTTGCAATATGGATATCGATTTGTGAATAATGTTTCGCCTACTCGGTATCCCCATGTGTCGCGAAAATAACAGCTCTTTTCAAAGAAGAACATCGGAGCGACGACATCTTTATTATGAGCAAGTAATCGTGGAATATAATCTTTTGGTAGAGTAACATCAGAATCAAGCCATAAAATATATGATGGATTTTCTTCCATCGCTCGTTCTAAGGCGATATTCGATAATTGCCCAAGTGTTATTAAGCGATCTGTGATAGCATGGCTAGGATAATGGGGTTTGCCAGTGTCTTTTTTGATTAAAACAATATTGAAATTTTTTTGATATTGCTCTAAAGTTTCGTAGGTCGCGTCGGTACTGTCGCCTTCGAGACACACATGAACTATGTCATATTTATTGCCCAATTGTTGCTTCCAAGCCCCGCGTTGGCGAAAGGCATGGAGCACATCATTTACACAATTTCGAAATAATGTACAGACCGCGATTTTCATGGGTCTATATATGGTTTGCAGCACGCTTTACGTGCCCCAAACCCTTGACTATCACATCATTCGGTCGATAATTTGAGACCTTTCACCCAGACATGTCCGAGTTGTTGACAATGTAGCACACATTGTCGATCTATTACAAACGCATTGCTGCGGTATTCGCCGCCTCAAAACCTATATATCTAAACCAACCTACGAAATCGGCTTAGGATTCTAGATCGTCCAATTCGTCGTCTGGGATCTCGAACATCTTCTTGGCCTTGCTCGTCATATGGTTTAAGATCCCCATGTATCGCACAGAATGTACGACGACTTGTTGCCCAATAATATGGTACATCCCTTCACCATCATGATCATTGAATTCGGTGTTGAGGTGATCTGATTTGAGTTGAGCGACAATATCCTCAACATCAACGCCAACCATGTAAGCCCGATCAACCTCAACTACAACATGCTTGACGCCTGCGGAATCGACACCATATACTCGAAACGCGATGCGATAAATCTTTGGGTACGCATCGAACCCGGAACCCACCATGTAATCGCAGTGCTTTTCTTTCGGCTCTGCCGGTTCTGACTTCTCTGTCGATTCTGACTTCTCTGTCGATTCTGACTCCTCTGTCGATTCTGAATCATTGGTCGGAGCGTCGTCGTCCATTCCATTATCATCGTACATGCTTGTTCCTTAGTGGGAGACGGCAGATTCTGACTACCACATCTTCATTCAGAAATAGACTGTATTTAACAATAAAGGTAAACAATGCAACAACACTAACGGAGGTCCCACATGTTAACCAAAGTGATTTCTGGAGGGCAGACCGGAGCCGACCGAGCGGGATTGGACGCGGCTATTACAGCCGGGTTAAAGACCGGTGGATGGATGCCGAAAGGCTTCAAGGCACACGACGGGTCTCATCCAGAGTTCGCTTACCAATACGGCATCAAAGAACACGAAAGCCCTGAATACCCACCACGCACCGCTCTAAATGTGAAAGAATCAGATGGGACTATACGGTTCGCGTCGAATTTCGTGTCACCGGGAGAACAACTCACCGCGAAAATGATTCGGCAATATGGCAAACCGAGCCTGTCGATTGACGTTAGACGTGAAACCACGACGCCTGAAGATGTGTCGAACTGGATCATCGAGAACGATATCAAAATCCTGAACATAGCAGGAAATTCTGACAAGACTAGCCCTGGTATTGGAGATTTCGTACAGGCATTCCTACTTCAAGTCTTTACCCTATTGAACCAACATGTACAGCCACCGATTCCCCGACATGCCACGAACCAACACAGAGAAGGCTATAATCACAGGGCTGCTGGCAAAAATCGGACTCTATGATGATCGCTATTCACAGTCATCAGTAATCTCGGCGGTTCAGAATTCACGGTAGGAATCTCGGCGGTTCAGAATTCACGGTAGGAATCTCGTATGTGCGCACATACGGTCGATCTAAATCCGAACAGCCTCGATGAATTACAATCATGGCTTACCAATATGGTATTATGGTTTGCCGATGAATAACCTGCCTAGAACTTTCCGAAATAAAACGGAACAAAGACGGTTATACTCTGTGGAGACGCTTCATTCACTAATTTGTGGAGCGTTTCCATGGTTCCGCCATACTGAATATTATCATCTACAATTAAGACATTTTTCCCTCGTAGCTGATCATCCGAATTATATTGGGATACTCCGGCACTTTTCCCAAATAATTGTACGTATCGCCGTTTAGATCCCATGCTGCCGGATGGTCCGGCAAGTGATTTATAAGTTGGCTGTAGACCAACCGGCGTACGTTCTAGCCCCTTCTGAAGCTTCGCAAATTCTTTGTCAGCCCACAACTTAGGCCATCTAGGATCAGTTGGGAGTATCGTTTCGTTGTATCGAACTGCCCCCAAATATTTTAATTGTGTCTTCCTGGTAATTTGCCTTTTTTTCGCTAACGCCGGACCTGGCGGCGTCGTTAAGTATTTGTTATGTATAGTATTTGCAAATCGCTGAAGCGCAGCACGATCAATAGTCGATTCGAAGTAATCGGTGGTGTCTTCTCTGGGCCGTTTGGCAATTTCAATTACCGGAACACCACCATATGCTTCAGAGATGCGATTCGCGAATTCCTGATTGAAACTTTGAGTCTCACCAGCACGAACAGTCGAAGTTGGGTATGCAATAATGTCCGGGAAAACATCGTGCCCATCGCCCCACTGTCCGATTACATTGACTTTGTTAATAATCTGATCCAATATAGTAGTACGCAGTTGAGCTTCATGTGCATTGCGTGGATGTTTAATAATATGCCCAAGAGCATTTTTAAGAGCCGGTAACAGTTTTTTCTTGCCTGTATTATATCGGCGAGTTGATTTAGCAAGTATTTTTCTCAGGCCATCGACTGATTCCACTCCATTTGTCTTCAGCAGTCCTTCGACTTGTTTTATGACATCAATGTCACCCTGCAATTCACCGTGTACTTGTGCACGGTGGGCATCGTTGTGATATTGAACCGATTTACTATTTAGGTCTCTCAATAATTCTTGGTGTTTTGCTGACAGAGAATCAAGATTATTCAATCTTCTGAATTTTCCTCGTGGTGGAGAAATAGCACTAAGGGCTCGTAAAATCGGCGGTTCTTGTTTTGCTTTGTAGAAATCGAGGTCGATGTCTGCGGGATCAGCCACACGATATGCATAGTATATCCGTGCCCCTTGAAATGATTCTAGGGCTTCAGGGTCGGTAGGAGCTATATTGAGATTAACAGATTTTTGAAATGGTTCAATCTTGATAATATCATTTGGAGAATCTTGCGGTTGGAATACAAACGTACCATTAGCCTCAAGAAATTGCATCAAATCAATTTGATTGACCTTTGCCTCACCCTGGAGTCGTTGCTCAATTTGAGCAAGATCGACTCCAGAATTTGGTAAGTACGATATACCTTCGGTAATGAGTTTCAGCTTCATACACTATGTTTACCTAGACGCAAAAATATTAAAACTAGGAGATCGCTATGCCAAAGCCAGTTGAAAAAAATGTGGTGGATCTAGTGGCAAGTATGCTCACCTATGATCCAGACATCTTGATCGAAAGTGCTCCTGTCGTCAACGAGATGGGAAGATACGGTAACAAACGAACTCACACTGGCGGCGGCGAAGGGACTTACGAAGATGAAGAAGTCCCGTTAGACGCATCGGGGACTACCGGCCACGTTATTTATACCTATGAGGTACACATCAGCGGCGGCTGGTATCCAGCCACATATGAAACACCCGCCGAAAGTCCCGATGTGCAAATCGGCAAAATCACCAATATGGATGTCGTCGGATACGATGAAGACGGCAATGAAATCCAACCGACTCTAGAACAATTGGAAATCTGGAAAAAGTCAGCCGTAGCCTACTTCCATGAAAAATTGGAAGCGACAGTTATCGAGAAAGAATATGATAAGCTGTCTGGCGGCGATTATGATTATGAACCAGATTATGATTATTAACCAGATTATAATGAGGACCGTCGCCCTCTGGATCGCCTAGACGATAATTAATTTTTGGTAGCCCGACCCCATTTCTTCTAATGACTTGCTGTTTATTCGCCTCTGTGTAGAATATATAGACATAACAGATATATATTATAGATCACGAGGTGACGAAATGACAGAACTCGCGATAAATCGATGTGGAACGTGTACTGCCGTGTACTGCTTGTAGTACGCTTTCAGCTTCCTAACCATTCAGATACCCTCCAGATTCAGTGACCGGAGAGGGAGTCGAACCCTCACGCCCGTTACAGAGCAAGGGATTTTAAGTCCCTAGTGTCTACCATTCCACCATCCGGTCATAATCACGAAATATATTCAAGAGGCAATCGCCATTTCAATACTATCGAAGATCGCAATGAACCATCTGTCGGATTGACCGACTAATTCTCGACATCTCTTATATAATTCCGTGTTTTTTGATGTCGTCCCCGTATAAACAGACCGATTCTTCGCCGGTTTCGACTCGTTCCTTCCAATACGCGAGTTCTTCTGGCGGCAAGAAATCATCAAAGATCGTCAGATTTGGGAAGCTCTGGTCGTGTTTTACCATGGATATGTCTCACATCTACTCGGCCAGCGAATTCGTGAACTTCAAAGCTCACCAATAAATCTTTATTTCCAATGATTTTCCGAGGCCATTGGAATATGTCTAATATCCATCCACGTGCTTTGATTGCTTCAATGTCTTCTCGTGTCAGAAATACCGATCCACGCAGCCATCCTTTTTTCTCCATTTGAGAAGTCACGTTGCGCCTCGCGAACCGATAGGCTGAGTCCTTATTATCAAATAGGACTAGTCTGGGTAGACCTCCTGGATCATCAATTGGACGATATACCATTAAGGGCACCCATCGTTCATGCCCACATTCAGCGTGAATATCAGCGATTTTTAATTGAGCATCATTGTATAATATTGCGTACATATTCACCTATCAAGCGGAGGACAAGGGATTCGAACCCTAAAAGCCTTTCGACCCGGCTGTTTTCGAAACGGCTTCCTGATCATTCGGATACCCTCCGTAAAATACAGTGGGCATTACTGGAGTAGAACCAGTGCACCTTCTGCGTGTCGAGCAGATGCTCTACCAACTGAGCTAAACGCCCTATAATAGTCAAGGAGGGAGTTAAACCCTCACGATCTTACGATCAGCGGCTTTTGAGACCCCCGTGTCTATCATTCCACCACACGACCATTATGAGCCTTTAGTAAGGACTGTGGCTACGATCATCGCCTTCGTGATATTTCCACGATGGTAGCCTTGCGGCTGACGGTACTTAAATAGTGTGGACGGAGGGACTCGGACCCTCACACCTTACGGCACTGGCTCCTAAGACCAGCGTGTCTACCATTCCACCACATGTACATGGGCAAATCTATTATACAGGAGAAGGAATTAATGGACGAAACCAAGAAACCTACTGAAAAATCTTCCGATAAGCCAGCTACTAAGGCCGAAAAGCCCGTCGTGGCCGAACAACCGGCTACCGAAAAGCTCGTCGAGGCTTCTCCGAAGTCCGAAAAGCCTGTCGTGGCCGAACAACCGGCTACCGAAAAGCTCGTCGAGGCTTCTCCGAAGTCCGAAAAGCCACTTAAGACCGAAGAGGCCCAGAAGCCCGTCGATCCCGTTCTGACGCAAGAGAAGCCACAAGAAGTGGCAGAAACACGAACTCCCCCACCAGAGCCAAAGGGCGAACCAGAGCCTGAATTGCCTCCCGCCGAAGAACCGGTTAGTAGAATTCCCCCTACTGAAGCTCCAGCCGCAGTTGAGCCGGTTGTTGAATCACCCGTAATGCAGTCTGAAGTCGTGGAATCCCAAACCCCCGGTCCTCATGGCTTGAAGTTCGGGAAGAAGAAGCCACGACCTAAAACTAAGCATCTTCCACGGCGTAAAACCATCTAGTGCGACTGGTCCGGATCGAACGACCCCCGTCTTATCAAGGCGGTGCTCTAATACCGCTGAGTTGCAGTCACGTATACCGCTATGGTGATTCGAACCCACCGTTACCCGGCTTAGAACCGGGTAGCCTTGGTTTCTAGCTGATAGCGGCATAAGTGTGACCGCCCAGGATAGGAAACGGGCCAGTATGCGACTACGAATAATAGATGAAAATAGGCTTCGAAGTCAAGTGTTAGATGGAAGAACAATCGTATATGAAATTCTAAATTCGTTTCCAGACGGAGAAAGATTGCAACGAGCCCTATCGGCTGCCACAGGTGATTCTCCGAAATGGTTCGATGTTCATGCATTTAGAGATCACAGCGGCAAGCTTGTAGGAGTGGCTAGTCTCTGGAAAGCACCAGATCATGGAGACTCTGAAGGGATGCCCAAGGGCGATTATTTAAGAATAGGAAGTTTAGCAACCGCCCATCCTGGAATTGGATCAGAAGTCATAAGAGGTTTAAAGTCCGTAGCCGCAGACCATGGGGCTGGATTGTACCTATCTTCGACGGAAGGGTCTGCCCAAATCTATAAAAAGCACGGATTTCGTGAGGGTTTCGGAGCTACCTATTATTTGACTGATGAAGACGTTTCGTTATAAGCTTATGCGACTACGTAAATTCGATCCCGAACAACTTCGAATGAGAATCGAAACCAAATTAGAACAGACATCAGACAGCAGAGTCGCCAAAGAAATCGCGAAAGATCATCTCAAAGAAAATCCGAAAGATTTATACTAAGTTGCGGAAGATGGAAAAGAAGTAAGATTTGCCCTTACACCATCCGTAAACCATTCTGGTACATTACCCAATCGCCATTTAGCAAATCGTACCTTGTATCTCACATAATATTCACGATATGCAGTAACAATGTCGGAATTGTAGCAATCTTCTGCTACCGCTTGGCGAAAAGGCGTTCTGTCAACAGACTGGATCGGTGGTTCATTCTTCGCGAACCACTCCATAATTGGTCGGGTCTGATGATGCAGTAAACCCTTCTTACGCAATGTGTGTGCATAGCGACGTTCATATTCGTCACAAAGTGCCAGACCATGCTGCCCTGTCCAACGATAATTTTCAAGACTCGTGCGGACCCAGACACTAACATGATTGTTATTCTGACTCTGGGGGCGATACCGCCAAACGCACCGATGGGTGCCCTTGTCATTGACAACCATTCGAGATTCTCTAAGAATCTGCGGGGCTTGTGCGATGCGTGGAAAATCGAAGTGCCAATGAGCTAAACACAACATATCGGCGGCTTCGAGGATAATCTTACAAACATGCTTATCGCAGTTCTCGATAGCCGCTTGACGTGGATCAACATTCAGTATGAAAAGGTTCATATACGCTCCTAACACGTGGAGCGAGTATGTTAAAACAAGTGCCCACTGGTTCATATGTCAAAGAGACTCATCTCTGACCTATGAAATAGCCATTATCACTACGCTCAAAAAGCATCCTGAAATTCTTTTTGAATTCGTCAACAATCGCTTTGCAAATCCGAATGGGGTGCCCGATACAATATAATCTCGTAGGATCGAAGTCGTCGTAAATTCGCTCCCCAAAAATCAATATTCCGCCCGGCTTCAGTGCCGCGAGCATATGTTGAAGACACACTTTCACGTCCATGGTGTGCTCCAAAACATTGATACACACCACAGTATCGAATTCTTCCGGTGGTGTGAAATACTCAAGCATCATTGGGACTAACGTCACCGGAATATCATGCAATCGGCGATTGGTATAACTACAATGCCGATGATGAAGATAGTCGTTAATCAACGGATCTTGTAGAGTAATCGAAGTTGCAGAGCGGGCAGATAAGATCGTCCGCGTTTGAGTGAACGGACCACAGCCAACTTCTAATATGTTACCAAGATTTGGTGGAACTGCATTATAGCCATCAAACAATTGGTGGTGCTCGCGGCTGCGATCATCAGAATCAGAGGCCCATGCGTTCATCCAGCCTTGTCGTTCGAACTTTTGGGCGGCTTCCCATCTATTTCTATCAACTTGAATGATACCTTGACCATCGACCCAGCGATCGACGTCACTTTGTTCTTTGATAGCCGCTAATGCAGCTTCGCCATGTCGAATATCGTCGAGAGAACCGACCCATATGGGATCTGACATAATTATCCTTCATGAACATCGGCCCATTTGTGCATCTCTGGTAGCCAAAGCGATTCAGGGTTGTTCGAGACCAACAACGAATCGCTCTTTGAATGTCATAGTAACCTCCAATGCTATGTTTGACATTCCTGCGTCTGACCACCTGATTTCTTGATATTAAATGTCAGATTTTGGTAAACCCTGATCTGGTCAGTAGTGTAGTGTCTAACTATTCCGCCATCACAATGGACGACGCACCACACATCATTCTCAAACATGCCTGAAGATTGGACATAAATTGCATAACCTGTTTTGTTACCTTCAACGACTACAGGTATTGGCTTGTTGAACTCGTGGATCATGATTTCTGTAAATCTAACAAGAGTCGAACAATTTCTATATACTCAGGTGTCTAATGAATCACTTTCGTTATTCTTGGTTATATCAATAACCGTTTTTGATATATCAATTCCATGTACTTTCCTGAATGCTTCTTTGGCATGAATAGTCAGCCTTCCTATTCCGCAGCCGAAGTCTAGACATACTTGTTCACTGACTTCTCCAACGCCCTTCAGCAGAATATCCAGGTCTTTGTTGCCGGTCTGCCAATATCGAATAGTGTCCTTATAACCGTCGCTGGTCCAACACATTGGATCATGCTTGAATCTTGCTTACCAATCGTTGCTAGTTTTCGATTAAATTGAACGAATGATTCCTCAAGTTGGACCGGTCGGATTCGAACCGACAAACCAAGGGATTATGAGTCCCCTGCTCTAACCGTTGAGCTACGGTCCATTAATTTTGTGCCAGATTGTTAATCCAACCCAAAACTAAAGAAAGTTGCGACAATGTCGCGTCATGGAGGATAAACAATGGCCGAACGTGCCAATAAGTTGACAGATCAGGAGTTGTATTCGCTAGCTTTAGCTAATAAAGGCAATCTAGCAGAAACCGCAAGACAGATGAACGTCTCGCGTGGTTGTGTGTTTTATAAACTAAAAGAGTCGGGACTTCTTGATCGATTGCGAAAAGACTTGCAGTCGGGCAACACTGTTTCGGCAAAAGAGAAAGTAAACATCAAAGAAAAAGGTGCTGTCACTGAGATTGAATATTTTGGTGAACAGATTCACACCTACGAAGAATTGATTTTAAAATCCGGAATTGATCTCGCACTTTTTGAGATTGATCAAGTCATTACTAACGTCTGGGAACAAGCCGGAGGAAAATCAGACGGCGGTATCTACAAAACTGGCTTGCGGCAGATTAAAGTTCTTTTGCGTCGCAAGCGAGACGAAAAGATCGCGGTAGAGCGTTTGCTCGACAAGTTGTCTAAGCACGGACCGTTCTGCGCACGCATTAAGTATCCTAAAGGACGTTCATCCAAAACGCGGCGTGCTTTAGAAGTTTCTTTGATGGACCCGCACCTTGGCATGCTTTGTTTTAAGGGTGAAAGCGATCACTCTTGGGATTTATCGCAGTGTTCTAAGCTTTGTATGTGGACTGTCGATCGGTTGCTTGAACGTGCAGCTAGTTATGGTGATTTTGAAGAAATTGTCTTTCCATTTGGCAATGACTTTATGCACCACGACAATCTAATGCACACGACAACGAAAGGAACACTACAGCCAGAAGGCGTGTCGTACTTTACGGTGTACGAGAAAGCTATTGAGCTTGGAATCGCGATCGTGGAACGTCTTTCTGAGGTAGCTCCTGTTCGCGTAATTCAAATTAGCGGAAACCATGATCAGGTTTCTTCTTTTAGTTTAGGACATGTTTTGCGGGCATACTACCGACAGAACAGCAATGTCAGCGTGATTGTGGATTCGTCGCCGTACAAGTTTTGGCATTACGGGGTAAACTTGGTAGGTTTCGACCATGGACATCACATTAAACCAATTCGCTTAGCCGGACTAATGGCTCACGAAGCTAAAAACCAATGGGCTAAGACTTGTTTTCGTGAATGGCACTTGGGTGACCAGCACCGTAAAGGTTCAGGTAGTCCGGTAATTATGGAGGAGCAAGGTGTCAGCGTAGAATACCTACCCTCACTGACGCCACCTAATGCCTGGCACAGAATCAAAGCGTTTAACTGGCAACAGCGAGGCGCAATGGCTTTTGTTTGGGATCACAGTGAGGGACCTATTGCAAGAATGCAGGTGAACATCAACAGTTACACCGGGAGACCTCTCGGAAATTAAACAAGCCATACCAAGGAGGGTACTATGGCACGCAATATGCAAAACAATTTTAAAACACTTGCTCGAAAGTTGCGGCGTGAGTTTCCGTTGTCACGTCCTTTGCGAATTGTGTGTAAAAAACTGAATAAGCAAAAAATCTGTGGGAGTTGTATCACATATCTCGACAACGATGGATCTATAATTCGTTTTGTTATTGAAGTAGATACACACTTGTCGGCATTGTCTGCGATTGACACGTTACTCCACGAGTACGCGCACGCACTCGATCAAGAGCTTAACGGCGTAGCGGTTGAAGCGCATCGCGCAAGCTGGGGCGTTTGCTATGCGCAAATTTGGAGATTTTATGTGACACATTTCACTTGACCTTGTCACCATTTTTAGGGCACATACTCACATGAGAATCCTGCCGCATCGTTTCGAAGCGACAATAGTCACACGCGGGCCAGGATCAACCATATGCCGATGTTCGTGTAAAATCTTGAATCGCAAATTATTAAGAACACGATGAATCTCAGCCAAATTAGGCCAAAAACTAGTACCACAAACTCCACTCAACGCATCATCCCAGTCACCATCAGGGAAATTTTTGCCATAATATATCTCATCATTGTACACTTCATATGATGGCGTCAAATGAGGACGGTCCTCGTCGCCAATATGGGTATCGAGGCAGATAGTATGACATTTTGGCAACACATGGTATAAATGCTTGATCGGGAATGACAAATGATATAAAACCCCGATATGAACTAGAACGTCACAGTTAAATTCAAATGATTGAACATCGGATAAAACTACATCAACATTATTAATGCCCAACAATTTTAGCCTCAATAGGGCAAATGCGACATTGGTGGGGCGGGCATCGACGGCAATCACATGCCGAAACTTTCTGGATAGCGTGGCGGTATGCCAACCATGCCATGATCCGAATTCAACAGCAGTTAATTGATTGCATTCAATATTATCAAGGAGATATCGAAGACGATGATCAGTAGGAAATTCTAAGCTACCGCCAAGTATCTGTAATGTCCGCTCCTTGATCGATTGCCTGAGTTGGTCGGCAGACGGTTCCCATCGTTCGTTTCGTTTGTGTTGGAGCATCAATTATCTATTGAATCGTAGTCAATCAACACGAATTCGCCTTTGATCCATCCACGAGCAACATGCATATTCATCGATTCAGCTAATTCTTCAGCACGAAGTTTAGTTTGCTGAAGAGCTAGCTTCAATGCAGCATTCCAACCATTACCGGTATAATATTTCCCGGTTAGATTATCAAAAATTACATACATTCAACTGACCTCTCCAAAGTTTTAAAGCTAGAAAAAGTTATCGGAGAAGAAAATGTTACCACGATACGATCACCCAAAAATCTCAGAAATTTGGTCCATTGGCAATAAATACCTTGTATGGACGCAAATTGAATTATCATTTCTGTCAGAACTAAAAGCCGTCTCCATTCTCGCCCCTGATCATTTCGAGTCATCGTGGATCGATGACATCCAATCGAGAGAAATGCAAACGAAACACGATGTAGTCGCATTCGTTGAGTGGCTCGAATCGAAAGTACACGAAACTGATCCATTATTCAGCCGATTCGTGCATTATGGTTTGACTTCATCGGACATTGTTGACACCGCTTTTTCTATGATGATCCGTGCCAGCAATGAAGTTATCACTGATCTCTTGCGAGCACTCGTATCTATACTCAAGCAGAAAATCTCTGAGTGTGATGGAATTATGATCGTGGGACGAACTCATGGGCAGGCCGCAGAACTAATGCCACTCAGCCAAAAGTTCGATACATATTTGCACACAATTCTCAGGTACGGAACATTCAAATGTGCTTATTACGGACGATTGGCGGATAGTGTAGGATCACTAAAGTATGTCAATCGTGCTGTCGTTATAAACACGCTGTCTAAACTGAATCTCGTCGAAGGCTTGTATGATGGGCAGATCATCCACCGTGGCATCTATGCAGAACGCATGAATGAATGGGCATTATTGGCAAGTGCAATCGCGAAAATTGCAACCGATATTCGGCTATTATCACAAAGCGGAATAGAAGAAATGGCAGAAGGATTTGAAGAAAACCAAGTCGGATCATCCAGCATGCCGCACAAGCGAAATCCTATACAATGTGAGAATATTTGTGGTCTAGCCAGAGTAATTAGAGGATATCAAACCACAGTAATGCAGAATATTGAACTGTGGAACGAGCTAGATATCAGCCATTCAAGTGCCGAAAGGATCGTTTTTCCAGACGCGGCAGTATTATTGGGATTTATGATTGAACGAATGACAAATATTATCACAAATCTGAGAATCGACAAAGACAAGATCGCTCGAAATACACAAACGCCCGGATTATCCGTGATAAATCATATGTAAACTATCTTGAGACCATCCACGTCCTTCCGGTTCAAATCCGTAACGTCGTTCCAGATAACCGGCTAATTTCGGATTCACAACATACACACGGATGTAGGCATTTCCAAATTCAGATTTCAGTGAGCGGTAGTGGTCTAAAGCAGCATCAATAAGTTTTGGCCCAATCCGAGCAGACGCCATGCCCATCGCTCGCGATTTTGGATCAACTGCAACGTCAAAATCGAAGCGGTATACATCCTCTCCGTATTCTTGACTTGCTTCATCGTCACGTTCGAACGCTGACCAAACCGCCCCGACAACTTCGCCACCTACTTGTGCGACTAGTGTTAACTCTTTATTCCGAGATATTCTAATTCCCGAATTGCTAGCAATACGGTCTGCCTGATCAGCAGCCTCCCAATCTTCGGGATCTGCCGCATTAATCTCAGGTTCTACGAATTCGAGTATAGTGCGAAGTTTCATGCACTATATTTTAATGAGCCGACATAGAAGAAGGTCGTGAAAGCGGCCTTCTTCTATGTCGGCTCATTAAAATATTGCTGGCCACGCTTTAACAACTTCGCCGCTTTCAATAACAATTTTTTGCGAGATTGCGGCGACAGAATTCGAAGAATATCATCATCGAATTGATCCAGAGATTTAGCCACTCGCAAGGCTTTCTTGTCGCCCTCTGGATCGCCTAGACGCCCTTCTGCCCGCATTTTAAGCAGCCACGTTTCAAGACGTTCTCGCAAATCGATTACATTGTAAAGATTGTGTTGATATTCGGCAGGGAGATGTAGAATAAATCCATTGAATAATCGCTCATCGGTATTTCGTTCGATAATCAAGCGATATAGGCTCAACTGAATACTATATTTAATTTCTTCACAACATGGAAGATCATCAAATGGCGGAAGCATCGTTTCACGAGCATACTTCCGAACCATGAATTTCCCAGTCTTCCAGTCGAACAAGCATCGCTTTTCTTCGGATTCAATAACGATCCGTAAAATAGCATCCACTCGCCCAGCAACACCTAATTCAGCATCACCAACAGTCCACTCCTTACGATCAAATTTCGCTGACAATCTGGAGCACATACGCCCCCAGGCGATGTCAAATTGTTTCATTTCATGTAAATGGTCGTTGACAGAAAGCAATAAACGCGGATCACGTCCTTCAAGAACATTCTCGATATAATTGTGGACCCGCGTACCTTTGTCTAATCCAATATCACGCTTCGAATCCCATTCGGCTTGGATATCCGCTTTCGATCTTCCAGATGTGGCGGCTTTTGTTTCCAACATTTCGTCACTACGGAATTCTGGAGTCAACCATTTCACAATGGACGTAACAGGAATCAGAGCCTGATTACCAAGCCTATAGGTATGCGATTGTGCGTCGAACGTAATATCATCAAAATTGGTAGCCATAGTACCTTATATATCAATTCATATTCGGGTCGAAGATCAGCCCACGTTCTTCGAATTTCTGTTTCATCTCAGCTTCGGTTAGTCCCCAGAAGATAATGACTTCAATAGAAGTCGTACTACCCTCAACGGAACGTGATCGAAAAGTGAGAAATACCTTATCTCGAAGCTTTTGGTAAGATATATCATCGAGTATGATTACATACAGAATCCGCCCATCAGATTTACTCAAAACAGCGACATAGAAACTATTATCAATGTACATGACTGGAACAGATGCATCCGTCATAACAGGGACACGTGATAGTATTGTGTCTAATTCATTCTGAATTGCTTCTCGATCTTTCACAGCGAGAATGACGAAATCACACCCAGGTGGGGGAAGTTTAACACGGTCATTAGCAACAGCGATGGGGCGGGATTTCCGCAATTCAACAAGATTGTCTTCAGAAAGACCAAATCCTACTACATATGCTTCACGTTCTTGCTTATATCCGGCAGATACTGTTATCATAACTTGATCCGTGTGGCACTCGATTGGACTCTCGCATGATTTTAAATACTTCCAAACGATGCCTAAATACAGTAAGACCCGGCATTTTAGGCCGGGTCTCACGTCAGTGCTGTCACTCTTCACGTCGGACGAAGGCTTAAAAGCCTCTGATGACCGATCGTTGGCGAATGACTCGCCGTGTAACCACCGGAGCCGCGACGAATCGCTGTTGAACGAAAACCGGAGCCGCGACGAATCGCTGTTGAACGAAAACCGGAGCCGCGACGATTTTATGCTGGACCATCGGAGCCGCGAGATATTGCTGTTGAACCACCGGAGCAGCAACGAATACCTGTGACACGAATGATCGCATCACAAACGGGCTTGCCACAAATTGCTGCTGCACAACAACTGGTGAAGTGCACCCACCGGTCACAAACTGAACGTCGCTCGCGGTTGCAATACCCGCAAGGCTAGCACAGCCCACTAGGGCTAACAGTGCTACAAGCCAATTCTTCATGCATCATCTCCATACGGGTAACAGGTCGTATTTTCAGGATGTCACGCAACATCCAAGATAAATTTGCGTGAATAATTCTCAAGGGAATTGCCCCTCGCTTTTCAATACATATAAACGAAAGTGGCCCGGTTGTTGTCAACCGGGCCACTCGAATTGATGCGGATCGAATGGTCTCGATTAGAGGTTAGAGACCGTGATGGTTGCGTAGTACAGACCACCGTCTTCGATGAGCTTCTTGCCGTATCGGGTCATGATACCCTTGTTCGGCGTGAAGCTGTTTGGATCGAGAACGGTCGGCGTGCTGAGCAACGGAATGTATGGGGCGTAGAAGTAGCCCGCATCCAGAACGCTGCTGCCCTTAAATCCGAGCAGGATCTTGCAATTCGGGAAGAGCGGATCTTTGTAAATCCGCATCTTGCCTTGGATCGTGCCGACGTTCATGATGCCGACATCCACACCTTCTGTAGTGAAGGCGTCCGATGCACGGAAGTCATTCAACTGCTCGAACTTCGAGCAGATGTCAGCACTCATCACCATCCAGTTCGCCGGACCACGGAGAGTGGTGCGGTGGATGATGTTGGCGACTTCGAGCGTCTTGTACATCAACGCGATGTTGCGGTCTGTGAAGTTGACCGATGCACCGGCTGCCGTCGCGAAGTTGTGATCAGCACGAATCGAGGCGGAAATGATCAAGTCGTTGATGATTTCGCGGTCGATTTCGGCGACCATTTCGTCGGCCATCAAGTCCGTCAAGGTGCTCTCGGCATCGATGTTGTGCACCGACTTCAGGTCTTGAGCGGCTTCCAGCGACCAAGAGGTCTTCAGCTTGCGGGTGATAGCAGCGACCGAATCGCTGTCGATGCTCAACGTAACTTCCGGCTGGAACGGGTTGGCTTCGAGATCGTACTCGTAGTTCACCCGTGCGACAGCTCCACCCGGGAAAACACCGGCACTCAGAGTGATCTGAACTGCACCGGTTGTGTGGTTGAAGGTTGTCGCACCAGCAGTAACCGTATCAACAGAGATGTTAGCGGTGAACTCAGTGCAGTCACCAACCAACACGGTATCGGGACTGCCGTCCGCATCGAAGGTAACTCGCAAGCAAGGCACTGCGTCATCGCAGTTCGGGCCTGCATCGGCTTCGCTGGCGAATGCTTCGACCACGACCGTTCCAGCGAGAACCGGGCGATGGGCCAGAGTCGCTGAAATCACTGTGCCACCGACAATCGTCGCGTCTTCGCCACGAACTTCTTGCGAAGAGTAATACGGGTCAAGTGCCCAACCGTTCTGACGGGCAGAGCCTTGAGCGGTGTTCTGACGCATGATCTGCGTTCCGGCAACCGTCTGTCCCTTCGTGAGAGCGTAACGATATCGGATGTAGAAGATCAAGCTGGCTGGCTGGCTCATCGGTTGAACGCCGACGAGATTGTCAGCAATCAACTTCGGATAGGACTTCCGGATGAGCGGAAGAGCGAACCGAGTAAAATCGGCGATGTTCGCGGTTGTCGTCTGGTCTTCGAAGATGACCGAGCGATTTTCCGGATTGTTGTGCTTGTACTGGTTTTCGAGAATTGCCGCCATCAAGCCGAATTTCTGCGGCGTGACTTCACGGCACTTGCTGAGCACCGGGGACCACTTCTTGACGAGTGCATTCTTCTTGGACTCGTGAAAAACTGATGCCTTGTGCAAATCGGTTTCTTCCGTAATTGGACGGCGACCGGCTCCCGCACCTTCAACCAGATGACGGCGACGAGCGTTGCCAGACACCGCAGTACGGCTGCTTCGCGTTGGTAACATATGCTAAAACTCCTTATTGGTTAGTATTCGATTCAGGTACAGGTTAGATCAGGTCTTCGTCCATACCCTCGGCAATGTCACCAATGTTAAACCCACGTTGTGGTTGGGTTTGAACAGGCGAAGCCTTGCGTTGTGGCTGGCGTCGGTCCTGATTTTCGAGGAGCGTCTGACGAGTCGTTACCGGGTGAGTGGCAGTACGGCTTACGTCAATTCTCTTTCGTCCGCCTTGTGTTTGGCGTGACTCAGAGACCGTACCCAAGCGTTGCTTGAGTTGTGCGTTCTCTGCGGCCAACCGTCGATTCTCCTTGAGAGCTTTCTCGGAGATCGCTACTTGGCGATTGGCAACTTCGACTGCACGAGTGCGTTCCTCGTTGACCTGCTGGATCTTGAGCTTTGCCTTGTCCAACGCGGCTGTAGCTTGTCCATTTGGCTCACCATTCGGCTCGATGCCCTCAAGGAGGGACATAACGTTCTTAAGCCTGGTAACAGCCTCGGACTCACTAAGGGCCGACTGCTTAGCAAGCTGTGCCTCAATCGCAGCAGCTTTCGTCTCACAGAAGATCTGAACTCGACGAGCGAGTTCTCTCTTGTGTGCTTCCGTCTCTTCGATGCAGACTTTCTTAGCCTGCTCGATACGATTCTGGTAGTCAGAATCGTATTGCTCACGAAGAGTTGTCTTGTAGTCCTCAAGGGCCTCGCAGATGCTGCCAACCAAGTCCTGGTTGCAACCTGCCTTTTCCAAGAGTGTCTTGATCTTGTTCATAACAATCTACTCCTCACGAGCTTGCTGAAAGTTATTTTTGCTCGAATATAGAAAACTTAGTGTTATCTCCGAGACCGGCTCGGAATCTTTGGTCCACGCTTGTCCAAACCGAAGTAACTTTCAATCTCTTGAACCAAGAGATTTTGGTATGCTTGCGGACTGAATCGATTGCGGGATTCCTTAATTGGTTTCAACCGCCGACTCAGGCTTTCTTGGATTTGCAGAATTGCCCCATTCACTGACGGTTCCGCCACAGCGTCCCACGTCACAAATGAATATCCAGGCATCACGCGATAAATCTGATGTCCATGGTGTTCCGCGACTTCCATATCACCCACACCACGGGATGAAATACCAACTCGAACTTTATGTTCAAACAACCCGCGAAGGTATGAACCGCAAGGCAGTTTGTGAAGCACTTCAGCTTCACCGAATACCTTCTTCCCATCCATCCACACTTTCGTGATCAGATGGCTTACGCGGTCGAGATGGATTTTGGCATCGGCTGGGTGGTCAAATTCACCCATCACGGCTCGATGAGAAACGTCTTCTTGAATTCCCCGAACAGCAGGAGCAAGAACATCATTGCTTGGATAGAAGCGTTGATTGGCGTTCTCTTTGTCGCCCATTTGGAAAAGCCCAGTGACTCGCATCACTGGAACTTCTTTGCCGTTAACGTCTTCCGTTACTGTTTCTTTCCGATCAATAATTTCGAATGGGAAAACATCACGGATAAGCTGCATACCGGTAGGAATAACACCAGTTTCAGCGATTAATCCCCGATTGATGGCAGGGAAACCACGCTCTTCCATAAGCGTGGCATATGATCGACGGCTAGGCAACATTCACTAATCTCCCTTTTTCGCCGTTGGCGGCTTGGTTCCGGTGCCATCATCCTTCTTGACGGTCGGACCAATGTCCTCTAACTCGTCGTCAGTGGCCTTCGGCAACTTCGGAGTTGGCATATCACGTAAATTATCCTTTACGTGCTTGGTATATTTGGCATTCGATGGACTGGTCACATCCTGATCTTCGACCATTCCTTCGGTTTCGTCCTCTTCCTCCACTTCCTCCTCTTCCTCCTCGTCCTCCTCGTCTCCCATTTCTGGTGGACCAGCGACTTCTCCATCCATCGAATCTTCGCCATTTTCGAAGTCTGGCATGGCATCATCATCGCCACCCATGTCTCCAGCATCATCTCCGGGAGCATTGATAGAATCGACCGGCGACATTCCGGAAGTATCATCACCGGCATCGCCCATATCATCCATGGAGTCGCCCATGTCGGCGATCATACCATCATCGCCGCCTTCACCACCGGCTCCAAGTTTTCCAACATCGATATCATCAGAGACTTCGACGGATATCGTTCCATCCGGACCGGTCGTGATTTTCGCCATGGCCTCGTTTAAGGCATTGTCTTCACCGTCATCAATTGGACGCAATTGCTCAATCGATTCACTGATCCATTTGGTGAATGCACGCGGATCGCCGTAGCTCATCTTCGCAGCGGCAAACGCGCTTTCATAAAGTGCTTTCGGAATTGGAATTTCAACCGATCCGTCTTCACTCAAGATGACAGGAGTGAGAGATTCATCAGAGCCACCATGGTCGAAGATGAATCGAACTCCCGCATATTCACCAAGAACAGCATCTTTCTGTGCCTGTCCCCATCTAATGCGGCTTTCCTTGGTCGTCTTCCCAACGCTGGCACGGCCATATCCGCGTGGAGTAATTCGTGGGCTTCGGTACTGATCTTCGGCCACACCCTCATCGTCCGAATCATCTGATTCCCATGGCTTCTCGGAATCGCCGGAATCGCCAGAATCATCACAAACAAAATCGTCCGAACCACTCTTCTTGAACGGCGGAGCGGCACCAGGGAATGGACCACCCTTATCGTCGTCACTTTCCAAAAAGCACGTTACAACCTGTTCCAGTGCTCTCGACATCTTGCCTTCTGGGATTCGCATTCCCAAGGCTTTCAACGAGGCTTTCGCCATGCTGGGAAGGCTTTGTTCGAGAAGCTTACCAGACAGACGATTTTCGGTCGCCAAACGCTGCATGATTCTGATGATCTTTTCGAGGTCTCCTTCATCAGTGATTACCGGCGTGCCGTAATCAGTGATATGAACACCTTCTGAGAGATCGATTCCTTCATCACGCCGAATAGCATATGGATCTAAGCCTTCCTCAATCTCATCGTCATCGCACGGCATATCGTCATCTTCGTCCTTCTTCATCTCATAATGAACAGGACGGGATTCTGATAGTGGTTTTTTCTTCTTGTACTTGCCTTCCATCGGCGGAGCACCGCCCGGAGCCGGAGGAGCACCCGGAGCAGGAGCAGCAGGAGCAGCAGGAGCAGCAGCAGGGGCCGGAGCCGGAGGAGCACCACCGCCAGCACCCAACAGGGCATCCAGATCTTCGTCACCACCGGCTGGCGAAGGCGGAGGGACTTCTCCAGCGGCTCCAGCACCCGGTTTACCGGCACCACCGCCAGAACTCTGACCACCAATTTGAATCAGCGGAGAGTTGATATTGATGACAGGAGCACCACCGCCGCCCCCAAGATCGCCACTAAGATCGAGAGCATCACTTCCAGCCGGACCACCTCCAGGTGGCATTTGATCGAATCCCTGAAGTGTGTCGGCGGCAGCAAGCTCTTCTTGAATTGTCGCGATCAAATCCTCGGCTTCATAGATCGCAGCATCGTCGAAGTTTTTGTCCTTCAACCGCGTGATCAAGCTGCTCAACTTGCTCGACAATTCGTGCGACTCCCGAATTTTCGGAGTCTTGTTTCGCAAGACATCCAAAGTCGTGGCCAAAGCTTCGGCGGCGACTTCTCGGTTTGAAATTGTTTCGAAAATCAATGCCAAGAATTTCTGGTATGCACTCTCGAAATTCTTCGATTCTTCGAGAATCCGCACATTTTCCATCAACGCCGGATGTTCCGACTTCTTGGCAATATTTCTCCATTCATCGATAATCTTACGGCGGCTCAGCTTCATATTGGTTCTGAAGAAGAGCGTAGCGGTGTCATCACACAGTTGCTGGTTGAAAATCGCTTTCGAAGCCAATGCGTTCTCAACCAATGTCTGGAATTGAGCACGATTGAGGAGTGTGAATTCCTCCATCGATTCTAAGAATGGTGTCACAGCCTGAACAGCGTCGTCGATTTTCGCTTCAGACACCAATCTGGCAGCGTGATAGACGCGGTTTTGGAATCCTTCGGACCAGTATGCATTCTTGGCGGCTTCCATCATCCGTCGAGCGACCAGCTTTCGTGCCGCCCATTTCGTGACAGGCAACGAGATCGGTTCTCCATCGCCGAATGAACCGGAGACGACTGTTCCGTTCTCGACAAGAACGCGATCTCGCAGATTCTCGACAATCACAGCGACCAGTTTTGACCGCACATTGTTTTCGAGACTGACATTGTTCGGTTGAATACTGATGCGTCGCAGAACACCATCTCGGCATCGAACAGCACCAGAGTAAGGAACAGCCCGACCTGAGAATCGCTGGGCTTTCATGCGGTCAAATGAAACCTGCATGCCCTTTTGGTCGTTTTCTTCAATTGCCGAAACCAATTTCTCGCAGGTTTCAGCAAACAGACCTTGCTTTTCTTCTTCAACAATTTCGAGAGGTCTAATATTAGTGATCGTGACCTTGCCATGGGCCTCGCGGACGTGTTCTGCAATGAAGAATTGTTGCGCATTCACATCTTCAATATAAAGTTGCTTGGCGTGAAGAGCAGCTAGTCTCCACTGTTTACCAGCAGAGCGGCCCATTTGTTCGATCCGCTCTTCGAAAACGGCAACTTTTGCCTGAGCAGAATCGTTCAATGCACCAAGGAATTTGCGACTGTCAATTCGTACCGGGCCGGTTGTATTCGATGTCATCTAATTCGCTCCTAGATCAGCACGTTACCTTAATATAGTAGATTTTGATTCTACTGGTTCAGCAGCGTTTCTTGCTTAACTATTACTAATTTTGACCAAATGCGTGTGGGCTAGTCTTAATCCTAAAGGCCACTAACGGCAACTGACGGAAGATCGCTTTCGGTAACTTCAGTTACTTCCTCTTCGGATTCTACTAGCGATCCATCCATCAGAACGTCGTAAATCTCTTTGATTGCGTCATTGCGAGTGTCTTCGTCAACAGACCATTCGACGAGTAACTCTTTATCTTTGTTTGGGTTGTAAATTTCTTCCAAAATCGTAGAGGGTGATTTCCCATTACCTTCATGACGAAGGGTAGGAGGAGATCCCGATAACCCATCGAGTTCTTTGGAAGCCAAAATGTAATCGTAGCCGCTACTATGTTCAATCAGAGGTTTTTCTGCTGATCGACCTATCCGAGCCGCCCATCGCTCCACGATAACTTTGGCTTCATTCATGCGACCTTGTTTACGGAGTTCAAGTATCAAGCGTTTCTCAGCAGCATAATCGAATCCTTCAATTGGCGGAGGAGTGTCTCCACCAGCTTCAGCCCCCAGAGCACCCGCTGCGTCTTCTAGAGCACCACCAGCCGCATCCGTGGGAATATCAGCCGCATCAGTTGGTGGGGTTGGTGCTTCATCACCAACTCCAAGATCCAAGCCACCACCACTGCTGCCACTTTGCGTAGCAGTCTGCTCCATATCCTTCAATTCTTGAATTTCATCGGGAGACAAGTCGGTAAAGTGAGTCACAATCCATTCTTTCGGAAACCATCCCAAATCCTTGAGATCGGCCATCACAGCTACGCGAGTTTGCCATGTTTCGATTCTATACAATTCTTCCATCGCAGAAGTTGCAGTAAGAGCAACTTCAAATCCACGCAGATCTTCGACACGATATCCACGTAACGCGAGGTGAATGATAGCAATTTTGGTTAATCCGGTGGCAACTTCACGTTGTATCCATTGAACAGCTTTCGAAAATTCCGAGTGTGATTGTGAGAGCGATTTTTCACTGGCTTCGCCAGCCCCCTCCCCAATTCCAACCCGTGCGAACGGGATTTTCATTGGAGACACCATTTTCTTCTTGAAATATTCGATATCCTTAATTTGGTCGAGGTTCTCAGCACCCGGCAAAACGTCAACATCCGGACCAGTTCCGTCTGGACGACGCGGCAAGAAGAAGTCATCTTCTTGAATAAGTGGAGAATATCGCTCGTCGAACGTGCCGGTAGTTGGATTATAGAATCGCTGGCGTTTGAAATTCCGTGCGATCATCTGCATATATTCCGGCACTTCTTTTGGCGGAATCATGCCGACAGGAATAGTGAATTTACGTTTCTCCGGTGCACGAGTAATTCTGTAAATCAACGCAGCATCTTCCATCAGCCGCAATTGTTTGAATGCCTTGCGTCCGCCATCTAACACTGAACGACCATATGGATGGTAGATGTTTTCAAAGCTGGTCAACCGCAAATGCATTACTTGCCACGGATGAAGAAACATTGGACGCGGCCAAATTGCATCCATATAAAAGAATCCAACAAGATCACCATATCGTGTTTCAATTCTGGTGAAATTGTAGACGTTCATGAATTTAAGAGCAGAGACGCCGGAACGATTAGCGTCCAGAATTACCTCGAACGGAGAATCACCATATTTGCATAGGTATCGGACTGTGGGACGGCAGAATGTGTCCCAACGAAGCGTATTGAAGAATAAATCTTCAAGCTCGTGCTTCAGCCGCCGATTGCGTGCTCGAATAATCAATGTGTGTTTTCGTTCAGGATCGACTAAACTAGCTTCATCGGCATATAAATCTAAACCAAGGCTGATTTCGCCAGTCTGATCCATTTGTTCATAATCTTTATACCTCTCCAATCTATTAATCTGTAGATTGGTCTGATCGAGGATAGCGGCTTGTTGATTAAAGTCAAGAAATTCGCCGCCAGCAGTTAAACGATCAAGATGTGCTTGATCTTGATATACTCGTTCTGCTTGATAAATACGGTGCTGCCGGGTAAGTGCACGTATTCTGTCGAAAACTAGCCAGTTACTCGGCATATGTGGTCCTCAAAATCTATTCTATATTTACTGAAATTGGTGCCATTGAGGGTAAAAACAATGAGCGATTTTTGGTACTGGCTCCGAGACATATTTAGACGAAACCGACCTACTCCGCCACAACCCCCATTGCCACCACCTACACCAACGTCCGTTGCTGGAGAATTGTTAGTCGCTCACAACAATGAACGTACAAAAGCGGGTGTAAGTATATTAACTCTCGATAGTAAGTTAGTTACAGCCGCAGAGAAGCATGCAAAATGGATGGCCGATAACGAATTGTTGTCGCACAGAGGATCACGTGGTTCGAACGTTGCTAGCAGAATCAGGGATGAAGGACATCGTCCACAAGCAATGGGAGAGAATATCGCACGTGGTTATAGCACAGTCACGTCAGTCATGCAAGGTTGGATGTCATCTTCCGGACATCGTAGACACATTCTAGCCAGAAAATATAAAAATTGTGGGTTCGCGAAAGTTGGGCGTTATTGGTGTGCAGTCTTTGTAACATCATTAAGCCGACAGTTGGTTTTCACTAAATCCGTAAGCCACGAACCAGAACCGCTCTATGGTACGGAAGAATAGCTACCACCACCGTTGATACATCAACCTTTACGCTCGTAGAAATATTTAGGCGGCGTGACAAGCGGGCGACCCTGGCTGATGGGAATGCCGCCAAGTTGAAGCGTATAAGAATCGAGGTGTCGCTGTGCTACAATTTCTGGGAAGTCTGTCGGAGCTAAAGCCATAGGCATTAATAACGCAGCCCCGCCTTTCCCCGCCCAATCTTCTTGCACATGTGCAGATTGTTCATCCGACAGAATGGTCGGGCCAGTTTGACTCTTAAATGTAGAATTACCACCAAACGGAGTCAGATTGCCCGCATCAACTACAAATGCATCCGATGTACCTAACAGAGCCAATGCAGTAGCGATTACCAAGTCATCGAAGTTTCCTGCACCTTCTTCAGCTTCTGTCTTAGAAGTATCGTGACCTAATCTATCACGCTTTCTAACATACGTGTTAAATTCCTTCAGTAATCTCTTGCTATAAATTGTATATCCATCTTCGTTATTATCACGAATGCAGTTTAATAGAAACTGATTCAACGTTGGTTTACTTGCCTGCGATGTTGAAAACCCATATGGGCTGACTTTCAACGGGCGTGCACGCCTCCTACCACGACCTTGAGGTTGCGGCTTATCATTAATTTCTTTGCGTCGCCACAACCGTGGATACATTACAGTATATCGCAGTTCGTCGATGATAATATCACCACCATTATTACGCTCGACGACCGCCAATGCACAATTATACCATCTTCCAATTCGATCGATATACTTAATCAATTCTCGTGGCAAACATCGGGCCATAAACTCAGCCACTTGTTCACGAGTATAAACATCGAAGATTTCTATAGCATGATAGTCCTTCCCTTTGCCAGTTGCGGTATCGACACCCATCACATATGGATGTGCAGGTGAACTATGCTCAATAATCTCATTGCCGCGACGTTTTTCAGGGCGAGCCACCACCGGTTTGGCCCAAATCCATAATCCTTCATCAGGTTCATTAAAGTCGAAGCTGAGTTCTTCAACATTACCCGTCACCGGATGCACGTATGTCTGCATCCCTCTGACACGCTGAACCGGCTCACGAACTGTTGTAGCAAGATGTGCCAATACTTCTTTTGGAAGTACCGTATTACCAGATCCGATAAACGATGCGAGAATTTCCTGTTCAAACTTCCACGACTCGCCACGAGCTTGCAATGCTCGGTACTGTTCCTCCAACCATGGAGACCAGTATTGTCCGTATTTGACAATCTCTTCTTTAGTCGTGCATTTCCGCAAGCCATCACGCGGAGCGATTCGTTTGTGTTCTTTCGAGATTGGATCGAAATATTCGATAACCCAGTCCATATCCCACCAATTGATAACAATGGGATTGAACTGATTCGATCCGCTTTCCGCTTCGGTGCATGTTGCCCAATACCAGTTACCAACACCATTCGTAGTGCTGATGACTATAACATTACCACCGTGTTGCAGAGTAGGCCAACCACCAGCCCACATGGAATCCATTCCCTGAATAAACGCCGCTTCGTCAATAATATTCAATGACGATGCATTAGAACGAAGAACGTCCGGATGTGAGGTCAAGCTCTGGATTCTTGACCCATTGGGGAACATGATTTCATGCTCATTTTGCTTCACCGGTTTCCATAATTCCTTCATCCAGTCTGGCAAATGCCCGAATAGGAATACAATATGTTCTCGTAAAAACGACATCGCGTCCTCATCACGACGCGAAACTATCAGAATAGTTTTATGATTGTGGAACATCGCAAACCATAATGCGAATGCTCCAGCAATTTTAGATGCACCAGCTTGGCGGCATTTGCGGAAAATATTGAGGCGATATTTTCTAAACGCTCGAATCGCGTTTCGTTGATATGAAAATGGGGTGAATGGGATAATACCGGCAGACGGATGCTTTAATTTACCGTAGGTACGGAGAAACCATACCACGGAACTTTGGCATCTTTTGATGATCGCTCTATGTTGTGCAGTTACTGCCATTAAAACTCATCATCTGCGTTCATAGGTTCGTCAAGAATTCGCTCCAAGTCGTGGTCATTGCCGGTCACACTTACATTTTGATTATTGACTTGGACGCTGGTAGTAGCTTTCATTGAAGCCAACATTTTCGCGTTAGCTTCCATCATTTTGACTGCCGTCATATTGATATTGGCTTTGACCTCGACTGCCTTAACCAATCCATCGATAAACATGCGAGACGGAGCTTTACTTTGATTTAGTGCCTGCTCGATCTCCTGCCTGAACATCTGAATCACATCTTGTGCTTCCTGTCGATCTGACCGACAAGCACCAAGAATTTCATCAGTAACACCATCAAGACGATTGAGATACTTCTGAAGATCGATAGATGGCACTGCCGGTGCCAGTGGAGTATCCATCAATGTTGCAAATGCAGTCGTCGAATCAGATCCAATATCATCTATATTTCTAACGTCCGTAGGAAATAAAATGGCATCATCGGGTTTGGATAAATCGGATTGAGATGGATCGACAGATATCAATTCAGACGGGTCAATGACCCCTTCAATCCATGCTGCTCCACTATCACTCACTTCTTCATCTTCTTCAATCGGAGGTTGTGAAGAAGCCTTTGAAGCTTTGGGTGAAGTCTTGGGAGCGGCTTTTGAAATGACAGGAGTTTCTGGATCTAACTGATTTAACAAATGTTGTAAATCATCATCCATGTTTCACTCCGATATGTGAACATAAATCCAACAACCAATCTCTATTTATGTTCGGAAGTGCCATCATTTTCCGTGACACCAATAATAATTGGCGACGGTTTATATTGGACAAATCACATTCAGATAGATTCTTACCAATATTATACGCGATGAATTGGATTTCTTCATCGAACTTGCCCGGCATTGTTCGACGTTGCGTTCGGGCACTATGTGCATGTGCGATCTTACTGCGTCCGTGATTCTGTTGATGCTCCGGTTTTCGCTTTGGGGCTATTCTCTTCTTAAATTCTGGCAATTTCAGTTGTTGATGCCCGTCTTTGTCGATATGCGAACTCGTCGCATTCTTAACAGTTCGCCTGCGAATTCGATCGCGAATAGATTCAGGAGTGGTTTCCTGAATAAGTCGATTAAAGTCGTCACATGTGACAGTACCTTCATCGATTTTCTTCAAGATACCCTTGAGCAACTCATCCGACTCATTTTTTGGTGGCCCATGGCGTTCACACACTTCACACATGGACACGTCAGGATAAGGTTCGTCTTTCTCGAATCGTTTATTACAACCTGGGCAATTCTTTGTAGCCATAATCCTCACCTCCAAAAAAGCTACAATATTTTTGGTGAGGTCTACTCTTCATCAAAGTCCACATTCGATTTCCGATTGTCGATCTTAGGTTCGCCAATAGATCGATTCAGCATCGAATCAGAGAGTTCGAAGCTACGTAGCTTCACAAGATGCAAAAAATTCGTCACAATCACCCGCGATAGACCAGACTGGTCAACCAATTTACCAATAAGACCATCATATGGACGGTCATCATTCAGAACCAAGTATTCTAATGCATCAATGATTTTCAAATGATTATCGTCATACTGATTCAATTCTCTTATTTCTGATAAGAATCTAGCCATCACTCCGCTGACGGGCTTCTGCTTATTTCCGAGATGACTAACATATGACCCAGAATTCTTTCGGTCACGACCTTCTTTTTTGATGTGGGCAAGAATCACTGTTCTGGCAATCTGAGACCACATATTAAAAACTTTTGACATCCCGCGATACAAAATGGTCTCAGAACCACCATATCGCCCTTGGACCGGTTCAATAATCGGGGTTGTGGTCAATTTGATTCCGCACTTTGGGCAATGCCGGTGCATCGCCACTACTTCATCTAATGTCTTGATTCCATATTCGAGATCGCCCGGTTGATACAATAACGATTCGGCTGGACGTTCCCAATTGAAGCACTTACGACAATGTGGGCGTGAACGATACTTGTACAAAGTTCGTTCAATTTGAACCCATGCTGTCTGAAGAAGATCACCGAAAGACGATTCATCCTGGCCGGGATAGATGGTATGCAAGCCTTGCTTACGAATGATCTGGCGAATCAATTCGGTAGCATGCGACATAATCATGTCGCGTAATCGAACTTGGGTGCAACCGGTCCATAAATATTGAGTAAGCTGCCATTCGACTATTTCATTAATGAAATACAGTTTCCGCAGCGGAACCTCAGGTGTTGAAGAGGGTTCGCTGGGCTGTTGTTGCTCTAGAGAAGAACTTTCGTTCGATTCTAAATCGTCGCTTTTCAACGAGTTCTCGGCCATCAATGACACCACCGGGGAATATTACCTGAACGTCGAATCCGGCATTTACCATGGCTTTCAATCTGGATTTCGAGTGACTGTAGAGATATCTGTTGCATCGGAAGAAAAAATCAAAAATCCTGCTATATCCTTGTTGATTTCTTCGAAGGGCACGTCCGACTTTTTGTATCAAGTCGGATTGTAGTTTACCTCCTCCAGCAATTATCAGATTCTCACAGCCTCCTGCCAAATCGAGTCCACGATTGATAATTTTACCACCAATAAGTACGTTGAACTCTCGCTTTTCAAACTTCCGCAGTATCTCATCTCTGCGACGCTTTGGTGTCTCGCCATAAATGAAGTGAGCTTCCATTCCCTGACCGTTAATTGATTTCTCCAATGCGAATCCAAGATCTTTACGATCCACAAGAATCAACGTTCCGTCTTCCCGATATTTCTTGCAGATACTAGTAATAAGCTGATGAAAGCGTTGGTTTTCGATTAACCATTCAACATACGCCATATCATAAGCCGAAGCTTCATCAATGTTTCCCTCTAGACCGAATGCCATCATTTTGTAATGGCATGGAATGATTCGGCCATGCTTCTGAACATTATCGCGGGTTTCCTTCACGATAATCGATCCGAGATGCTCCTGCATCACCATCGCTTCCACTGGCTTATCCGGGTCGATAGGCGTTGCAGAAAATCCGTACCGTCTTCGCCCCTTATAATAGTGTCTGAACAGTGATTTATAAGATTCCGAAGTGGCTTTGTCGCATTCATCGACAATTATCATCTCAGCCTTTCTGACATATGAATATAAGAATTTGACATTCTTCACCCTAGTCTGATGTGCTTTGTATGATTGATCCCATTTTTGCAGCCGTTTGTTTAATGCATTATCTGTTTCATTAAGCTTTCGTATCGGAACATCTGGCGGCTTTTTTGGTGGATTCAATGATTGAATCAACCCAACTATGACCATCTCGCCGTTCGGTCGCTTGCCAGCATAGAACAAACCAACTTCTTCAGCGATATCACGCAATTCAAGCCGTTTTTTCAACTGATCCACAACCACTCGTTGATCTGCCAGAATCAATGTGGGGCAGGGAATCGCTTTGCAAATGCCACAAATGACTTCACCCTTCCCACTTCCAGTGGGCATATCAATGATTCCGCACTCAGCCTTGCAACATTTCTGAATCGCCCGAATTTGATAATCTTCGAGCTTAATACCTGGCAAGAAGTCTGGGGTTATATCTTCTGGCTTTGCAGCCTCGTATGCCCACTGCTGGCGACGATCTTGTATGATCAACGGCAATCCGTGCTTCGTACACACTCCTCGAAGCATGCTCAATAGAGGTCGAGCCATTCGCTTTTTAGCCCGATTGTATTTGCGATAGATTCCATCCCAATTACCACGCATTGCTGGATCGATATAGACATTCGGCTTACAAACGCTAAATTCTTCCCATATTATCTGATCCTCAGGATCAGTAATATGATCAAGATAAATCCATTGATTGTCAACGTAAGCTATCATAAGACATATAAATACGCAAATATAACATCAACCAAACAAACATTATACATGGGACCCATGGCATGAAATTATCACTGATAATTGAAGCTGAATTCACCAGACGAAATTTCTTAAAAAGTATGGCCGGTGCGGCAGCAGCACTTTCTGGAAATGCGCCAATAGCT